GCACGTTCTACAACCTCGAATGTTCCAAAACCTGTAATGGAAACTTTATCTCCGTCAACCAATGTATCAGCAACAATATTAGTAAAAGCAGTCAGTGTCTTTTCTGCGTCCTTTTTAGAAAGTTCTGCTTTCTCAGCCATAGCTGCGATCAATTCTGTTTTATTCATATATTTTTATTCTCCTTGCAATTTCTAATAAAATAGGAGAGTAACACATACTCTCCAATACATATGTTTGTGTCTTTGTCAGCCTAAATATAATAAGTAGGTCACTCGTACCTGCTTTATTTTGTCGCTCTCTTATTTGTAGAAGATGAAATCTGTTTTATGTTTTTCATAAGCTGAATATTATCATTAATCATTAGAGCTAATGCCTGATCTGCTGTGAACCCAACAGAAACATAAGCATCATACATATTTTTCTTTGTTTTAGCCACAACTGTAGGATATTCTGTATTATTTGAATAATCCTTATATACTTCAACTACTTCTTGTGCCAAATCATATACCATAGGTTTGTATTTATTGATATATTCCTTGATTACAGGAACAAACATTTCTGGTTTACTCATTAACAGCTCTAAAATTTTATCCATATTTATATTTTCTCCTTAAAATTAGTATTTAATTGATTACTACATTAAATGTAGAATCCAAACCATTTTCTTTATCCCATAGGAAACATGTACATTTCCTTATAGCACCAACATATCCTGAATTATGATGCCATGCATCTGTGCCTGTAACAGAAGATAGGTTCCTTATAATTATTCCGCCATCCTCAGTAACTTGTTCACTATGTAAATGCCCCAAATGTAATTCTCTATAAACACTGTCGCCCCACATTTTAGCAGCTTCAACTTGCATAATTTTTTCAATGCGTTTCTTTTCTTTATCTCCGTGAGCAAAACCAACAAGACATTTCCCAAATTGTATATATTTCCTTGGTGAAGTTCCAAGATCAATAATTACATTCTCATTATTATGGAAATAGCACCACAAAGACATTAATGCATGATAGCTTGAAAGAAAATCATGGTTTCCTTGTACACAAAATACTTCAATGGGTGCTTCCAACTCTTTTGATAGTTTATTGATTCCATCAATAAGTAACAATACACCATTTTTAAACAAAGTTTGATGTTTAACATCTGTGTCCTGTGGAGTACCACTTGTTGTTGTAGACGCAGCTACATCGTAATGAAAAAAATCATTACCAATCGGGAATATAATTTTTTCGATGTTTGTACCTTTTAAACGAGAGATACAGGTGTCAATAACTTTATTAAAACAATTTCTAGCAATTTGAGTATTGTATTCGTCTTTAACAATATCTGGCGTTGATAGTTTGCCTAAATGCAAATCAACAATAGGAAGTTCAAACATATAACCACTTTTCTTTTCATATTTTTTTACAATAGGAGATGAATATGTATTAACTAATTCTTCATAAAATTCTTTAATCTCATCTAAAGAAATATCTGTTCTTGGTTTTACAACAATCTTGCTAGAATATAATTCCTGAATACCATCTTGTTTACTGTATACATTCCAAATGTTGTTTCTTGCTGAAACTAATTCCCATTCTTTAATATCAAATCCATGTGCTTGTAATAGACTTGCTGGATTTTTCAACTCGTTTTCTGTAATGGAAATTAGTTTGTTGCTTGTAAATGTACCATCTTTATTGATAGATTGTTCTGATTTATAAGCAGATTTTGCTTTTTCGACATCTGATATAGAAGATGAGAGGGATTTATTTTTGAAATATGCTGATCTAAATGAGCCACCAAAAACACTACCGTTTGCCTTTCTGATAGTGTCTGAATTTAGTTTGATGCCATATTTATCTTTTATCTCTGACCAATCAACATCAATTGAACCATCTTGCTTCATATCTATTTCACGACATGCAGCCTCATAAGTCTCTGGAGTTAATCCGTATTTTGCTAGTTCTTCTACAAAATTTTTCAAATGTACACCAACTTTCTATTATTCATCCTCTTCGGGAAGTTCATCTTCTGATTTAACAGAAATAGAAAAATCTACTGGTTTTCCTAAAAACGATTTTAAACATTCGGCAATAGTAATTTCTTCTTCTACTTTATCATTCATATATGTAATAGCTGTCCCGTCGTCTGATAGTACACCTTTTACTGAAACTTTATCTGTAATAGTTCTTGTTTTCTTTAACTGATTTGCCATAAAATTTTCCTTTCATGAATAATTTTTTTATTATAAATCCTATATGTTTTGTAAATTTGTTGGGCTTTTGACGATGAGCCTGGCAACGGAGGTCTATTTGTACTAAACAGACAAAATAATTGCGGAGGCAGGACACGATCCTGCATACTCTTGGGCATGAACCAAGTGAACTTCCTTTGCTCGTCACTCCGCTATAATAGTTACAAGAACAAATGACGATACCGCTAGAATAGCAGCACCGCCACCTGTATAAGAAATGAATATAAGAATACCTATAATCTTAAATATTTTAATGTAGCTATTACAGCCATGTACAAACCTAATCGTCAATTACACAACACGAATAAAACTTTATCATGGATTTTATCAAATTTTAGTAATTATGATTTAAACTTTATAAATAAAGAATTTTGACAAGTGAGTTTTAAGTTTTAAATGCTGAATTTTGAATTTTTATCATCATCTGTATTTACATAAATACTATGAGTAATATTTGATTTTAGTTTTACTCAATCTTTATATGTAAATTAATTATCACCATTTGATAAATTAATTCAATAATGTAATTTTCTATTACATATTCTTTTAGAATATTTAGTAGAAAGCATTAAACTTTCATTTTGTTTTTTACCTATGATGTCCTGCATAGGCGACAGGATGTAAGTTTTAGGTTTTCGTAATAACTACAATGTAATACAAAATTTTAGAAATCTACTTCAATGAAAGTTGTTGCATTACTTAAAACCAACTGGGAATCAATATTACTCTTGAATCCCTCAATATCAGCTTCCAGAGCAAGCATTTTATCAAAAATACCAATTGGATCAATAAATTCATATTCATTTTTAGAACGGTAGGGCTTCTCGACTGCCTCTTGATCCTCTTTAGAGAGTTGTTTAGTTGAGTCCCTCCCCACTAAAGTAGAGATAAGTTCATCGACTTTATTATCTACTTTTTTATTTTCTTTATCAATAGTTGCAATGGCAGAAGCATATTGAAGTTTCATTGCATTAAGTAATTCTTCTTCGTATTCGATAGAATTTTTACGTTCAATTCCCTCTGCTCGCGTCATTGTTTTTTCATTTACAGTAATGATAGTTTCTGCGTTAGACTTAACGATAGCAGACTTTAACGTATTTCTATTTGCGATTAAATCGGTAATGGACTGGTGTGATGCTTTTGCGCGTTCATCAAACTCATCTCTACTTACAATACCAACTTTATCGGATGACTTTTTAGTAGCTCCACAAAATTTAGCATGTTCAATTGCTTTTCGGATTTTTGAATCATACAATTTTAACTCGTTAAGTGCTTCTGTAATACTAATTTTTCTCATTTCAATTCTCTCCTTTATCTCAACTAATATATTCTACCTACAGTTAGTATTTCTCTTTTTCAAATTACCATAAATGATAAAATTTTATTGCCAAATTACTTTGTTTTCCATATGTGATATATACGAAACAAAAAATGGTCACAAATATTGAAGTTACAATAAAAAATGAGATTTTCTATTTCGCTATTCTGTATTTATATGCTATTTTTCTCTTTCGTTCACGCTCTTTTATTTTTGCACATTTTTCACAATATAATCGTTTGTTTCCAGTTTTTTCTATTATTGCACCACATTGTTTACAACGAGAATATTTTTTATGATCTCTAATTCCGTAATATTTTTTTTGCCATTTTAAAATTTCCCCTTCTAAACTTTTGCATATATATCCAACATAAAAGTTGTCTTCAGTAAGAAAATTTAACACAGTAACAATTTTCGTTTTATCTTCGTATTCTCCTATGAGTTTACAATTATCAAAACATCTTCTTAAAAATTCCTCAATGATTTTCTTATATTCATTCCAAGATAAAGACATTTTTTCTTTTTGCAACTTCACTTTTACTTTTTCAGCTTTATCTATTGCATCATCTATAAGTTCTGTGACGGTATCAGCATTCATATCAATTCCGGAAATCCATTGATAATATAATTTCTTTGAAGTTTTTAACAAATCCATATATTCTTTTCCTAAAACAACTTCTTTATCAAAGTATCTAGTATATATATTATTTATCTTCTGTCTAATAATTGATTGCCAATTTTCTTCCTTAGTCATTGATTTATAGTATGTATACTCAATATCTGACCAAGTATCAAAAACTTGTCCAATTTCTGTTTGCAATAAATCTTTCCTAACATTAAATCTTATTGACTTTTTATATATTCTCCGTTTATTATCTGAAGACCAGATAGAAGAGCAGAACGATTTAAAAATCTCGTCCTTTTCTTCTTCTTTTTTTGATTCTTTGTAGTCTTCTATGATTTCATACAAAAATAAATCATCACATTTGTATATAACTTTCACCTACCTCAAATTCATAATATTTACCAAGATATTCATAAGAATCATTGGTTTTATATGGAACCTCTTGTATTGAAACATTTCTTTTAGGATTTGTATTATTCCTCAAATTATTAATGATGTAATCACCATAACCAGCCCATGCAAAGGATTTACTGATAGAGATAGAAGAGTATGAAACTTTGATTACATAGTTTGCAATCAATTCTTCATCTATTTGTACTTCATCTAATATACGTTTTCTGTATTCTTCAACAACGACATCCATATTAAATTTGTAACTCTCATCATTTGATTTTTCTCTATGTAGGTTTATATGCATTCTAATTTCGTCAGCATACTGATTTACATATCTTCTACACACCTTCATTATTTTTTTGTTAGATAAGTCCAGATCATTATTGATAATCAAGCATCTGGTATCAACCAAGTTATTTACATTATTATCCCAAATGATATTCTTCTTTTCCCACGTACAAATATAATCGCACAATTCATTCATAGGAGAGGGAGAGTGATAAGCATTTAACTTTATTTTTTCCTCTTTATTCTCTATCTGCTTATTTTTTTCATTTAAAGTTTTGTATGTTTTAAGTTTTGAAGGATAGTTATAAAGTAAAAAATATGGTAGCTGCTTTAAGTGCTTTCTCAATCCACTGTTCATTTGCCAACGAAATCCCGTTTTAAGAAAATCAATTTCTTTCCTTTATACCCTCGGTTTCCCGATATTTATTAGGGGAGTAGACCATATCTTCATCCTATTAGGATGTGCAGCACTTCCAAATAAGGAATTTCACCTTAAATGTACTTCCTTGCGGAATGGTCGTTGTACCTTTCTCTGTTAGAGACTTGGCACAGGATTGTCATATTGCCTTTAATTTTTTATCTTCTAAGAATTGATCCCAACCTTCAGGTCTTACATGTTTCCATCTTCGATCACTCATAATTCCAGAATAAATATATTTATATGGAATTTTGTATTTTTCTGAAATATCACTAACACTAATTCCATTAATCATATCAATTTTAACTTTTTCAATTATTTCTTCTGTATATTTTGCTGTTTTCTGCTTACTTCCTTGATTTGCTATTCTACATTTTTCTCTATGCTCTTTTGAAATTGGTTTACCTTTTTTAGATTCACTTAAATGTTTTCTATGCTCTTCAGTTTTAACATAACCCTTATGAGACTCTGATATAAGTTTTTTAGTCTCTTCGCTATGCCTTTTACCTAGCATATTTATTCTATTTTTCTCACCGATTTTCCTTTTTGATTCATCTGACAGTGGAACCATTTTACACTTCTCTCCACCAGTTGTTAGATTAAAACCGTTTTCAAAAGTGTTAAATTCTTTAATATATTTTTGTTCTAACTTGTCTAATGTTTCTTTTGTTATATTTTCTTTCTGTATTAACTCAAAACTTTCTATTGGATAAAATTTAAAATTTTCCTCACCATATTTATTCCAAGCATTTTGAAGATAAGTATTTGAATGATGATTATTTTTTAAATTCCATTTATGAAATATCCATCTTCTATAAAAGTTTTCATATGTCTGTCCAATATACTTTGTTTTTGTCTTTGTACATTCAATACAATATATACCATAGTGCTGACGTTGATATTTAATATCTGTAAAATTTATATCTTGCATTAAATTCCTCCTCATAATTATTATACAATAGTTGGTATCAACTTGTCAACAACTAATTGATATCAACTTGACAACAACTTGTGATAATGCTAAAATCGTTATCAAGGAGGTGAGATAAATGCCAGCAGGTAAAGTAGCACCACATAATACTCGTACTAATATAACAATTTCAAAAGAACTAAAAGCTAAACTAGAAGAGTTAGCAAAACAACAAAACAGAAGTTTTAATAATTTAGTTATTTCAATTCTTAAAGATTATGTTGATAACACTCATTAAAATGGGTGTTATTTTTTGGCAACTTAGATTTTCCCTGTTAGCCAGATTATTAATTGTCATTTCCTACAACTACTAAGCGTTAATCTGACACCATAGATTTCTATGTTCACTGCATTTGCTTATATACATTACTGTATATAGGGGCTAATATTTAACCCTGAAAAATTCTAAGCAACGACGAATAATTTGAATATAATTCTTTTATATCCTCATTAGTTGTATATCTGTTTTCGATGCTTGTTGCTACGTTTGTTATCTCACCGATCCGGTTATCCCTAGTCATAACTTCATACTCTATGATATTTTCTTTGGTGTATGGTTTTGATTGAGCTGTGACCTTATCCTCTACATCAAGAATAATATGTTTATCAATTTTAGAATCAATAACTATAGGTTCATCACACAATAAGAAAATGTCTCCATCGCAGTCGGCTCCACCCTGTTGTGGAAGAGATACATCATACATATTAAACATTACAACATCTTGGTCTTTGAAACAGTCAAACCATCTACTGATAATATCATTCTTGGTAATTTTAACTTTGTTTACCTCTGATGGATCTACCAATGGTGAACGAAGAGAAATAATATCACCACAATCAAAATTACCACTATATATTTCTCTTTCACCCAAGCAACCAACAGGTTCTTCGCCAACTGCATATTGTAAATATCCAATCATGTCACCGACACCAACATGATAAAAACCTGAGCAATAAATTTTTCCGACTTTTGCTTCGTCAATAGATTTCTTAAGTTTTCGATATATAAACTGCTTTACAGCCGGATCTTTCAGCATGACATCATTGATTAAAGCAGCTTCAAGATATTTACTCTCTGGCTCGTATCCATCGGTATCCATGATACCCATGAACTTATAAGTGTAAAACTTATCCCCTTTTATTATCTTTTCAAATAGAGCAGTAGTATATTTCGCTAAAGTTATAATTTTCCCATCATTATTACTGTCAAGAATATCATAGTTACTTACAGATTTATTTTCATAAGCGTCAATGTATTTTTGATTCCATAGATCCAAACATTGTAAATATTGAAAATTCATTCTGGTATATTTGTTTAGGTATTTTACGTGATGACTATATTTACTGATCCCAAGTTTGAATTCATATTTCCTAACGGTATTCATATATTCAGTCCAAGCATTATCACCGTACTTTTCTTTAAAAATTTTGTGTCCTTTAAACATAGAAATATTCCAAATACAATCAATCATGCTGATAGGGTGCTTTGTACCATAAATATCTGTAATGTATTCATATCCCCATTCTTTAAGTATCTGCCTAAATGGAACATAAACAGAATATCCCTTAATAAATGGTAAACGAACTTGAGTTCCAATTACATTATAATCAAGTCCTAGTTGTGCACTGACATTTTCCATAAAACCATGTTCATGACAGCCGCATCCATCAAAAGGGGAAATTTTCAAATCCTTATATCCCTCTTCAATTTCTCTTGACTTATACTTTTTTGTTTTGCCAGTCTCTTTATCTACAAATTCCTTTTCTCTTTCAACAACATACTTGATTAGCTGATTTTGCAAAGTCTTTTCATATTCTCCAATAATTACAATATTTGGCATATAGTCTTTAATCAGAATACAGGAACTAAAAGGTAAACATCTTTGAGCTTCGTACTTTGAAATTACACATTTGTCAATTTTAATATCCATTTGTGTAACTATATATAACTCATCAAAAATTGAATCACAAACAAAAGCAGTAATACCATCTTTGCCTTGTGAAGCAGATTTACCAAAACGCGAATAATGAATACCATTATATATGAAACCAACATCAAGTATATGTCTCAGATATTCTTCCTGTTTAGGATTTTTCTTTGCAACCACCAGTAAAATTTCTTTGATATGTGATGAAAAATGTCCACGAAGTCTTTCAATCTGATCAAATAATGGGCAGTTCCCCTGAGCAATCAGAAATTCTTTTTCGATTTCTGTGGTTCTATCTATGTTTACGTTATAGCTTTGGCGGATAATTTCCTTAATTGGAAGTTTAACTAGCGTATACTGTGTATTATTGATTGCGAATCACCTCCAAAGCTTCGGTCTGCCACTCATTAATTTCGTCCTGAAATTCTAAAATACGATCATAATATTTTTCGTAACCTTTAAAATATATACATGGACTTTTTAATTCTTGTTTGTTTCTTTCCATTTCACATGTAAAGAAATTGAAAATATCTGGTTGATATATACCATAATCTAAAATTTCACCCTCAAACAATTTTTCCATATAATATTCTTTTTTCTTGTCTTGGGACATCTTACAAGTATTCATAGTATCTGACATTAAACTTTTAATAAAAATATCCAATGACGCATCATAGCCATCTTTCATCTTTCCTCGTTTAATTTTATGTAAAGTTCCATCAAACTCTTCAAATACAGTTGTATGGCATTTTTTACAAATCAATGTAAAATAATTAATAGTATCAACCAATACTAATTT